TTTTAGCTTCAGAAACAAATTGACTAGGAAAGCCAACATCAGAGATATTTATTTTAATATCTTTCATTTATTGTAGTAATTCACTCAAAGTTCCTTTATTAGCATATCTTGCAAAGTTAATGCTTATTTTTGATTGTTTTTGAGTAGGAGTGTATAGGTGTTTTTGATTAGCCATAATAGCTAAACCAGAACTAATTGAAGCATCATATTTAGTTCTGTTACTAATATCAAATTTTGCCCAATCATCTAATGTTCTCATAAAAGGCATAGTTCCCATTTCATCACCATCTCTAAAAGTACCTGACATATCTAATCCAACATTTTTTTCTATAAAAGATTCTATAGCTGCTGCGTGTGATTGTTTTACATCTTCACTAGAATTAGGAATACCCCCTAATTCTTTTTCTGTTTTAGATAGTTTATTATAAGTTTTATCAGGTCTATTCATACTAAACCCTCTATATCCTCTATTTTTAAAATGATATAATAATCTAGGTTTATTGTTTTCGCATAAGAGTGGCATACCATAAAACACACAAGCCATTAATACGTCTTCAAAAAATATTTCTGCGGTTTGAGGTCTTGCAACATATTCTAAAAAAAACTCATTACTAGGAGCGTTATCCATATTAAATTTTGTCATTCCGTGTAAAGCTCCATTAGAACCTTTGCCTCCAACTGTACCTGATATATCATAAGAATCACATCCAAAAGACCCTAAGTGTTCATTAGCAGGAAATTTAATTCCATTACGAACTATAAATCTATTTTGCATATTATATTCTGTAGTCCAGCTTACAAAAAACCTACCATTTTTATTTGGAGACCATACTACTTTTGTGTCTTTAACGCCATTTTCCCATTGAAAAGAACCTTGAGTAACGTGATGCTCTATTATTAATGAATCATTATAATCAATTTGTTGATATAATTTAGTTAAGTTAAATAAAGACTGATTACTTTCATCTCTAAAAGCGTGAGATTCAGTTCTAGGAAATTGTCTGTAAAACTCATTTAATGCGTTAGCATCAGACTTTAATGAATCAACTTCATTCTGCCAATAATTAATAGCTCCTATTTTTATTTTTTCATTATCAATTCCTAAAATCGGACTGTCTGGAGTTTCTAATACTGGCATACCATAGATATCTATAAAGCCTTCCATATTCCATTCCATTGGAATAAATAAATTATATAATCCACTTTTAGTTTGTCCGTTAGCATTTCTTTTTGTTATATCAGAATCTTCAAATAACTTTTTAAAACTACTACCACCTTTGTTTAAAGCATTAGATGTAGAGCCCATCATACATTTACCAATAATTCTACTACCTAATCGTAAACAAGTTTTAGTTACTCGCCAATTATTTAATATGTCATTTGGTCTAATCCATTTTCCACTTTCATCGTGAACTAATAATAATAATTTTTCACCATCATAAGAGTTATCGTCAGTATTCTTCCAGTCAATAGTAGTATCTAGTCCATCCATCTCAAACTCATCTACTAAGTGCATATTTTTTTTAGTTATTTTAGATGCTGGAACTCTATAAGCTAATTCTGTTTTTGGTTTATCCATACCATCTTGAATAGGTTTAAAAAAGAAAGGATAGTTATTTGTAATAGGAACCACTTTATCAGTAAACATTTTTTTTGCATCCGCACCTGTTTTAGATAAAATACCTATTCGTGCATCTTTAGAGATAGTTCCTATATTAGCACATTCTTCTGACCCCATAAATGAAAATCCA